CGCGTTCGGCCTTGATGGTCTTCGTGTTCGACCATGACTTCGGTATGGACTGCACGATCTCGATACAGGCCTTTACCGGAACGCCCTTGTCGAATGCCGGTACCTGTCCCCGATATGAGGAACGGAACGCCTGTCGCACCCGCTCCTCGTAATCTCTTGTCTTCTGCGGTGTGTACGCCACCCGACCACTTAAGCGCGGTCTCTGTTTCGGCACAGCCGTGCCGTCAACAATGAATGTGATCATGGCGTTGCCTCCCTTAATTTGTCCATATACTCAGAGAGAATCATTTGCCGTCCTTGCTGCCTCCACTCGACTCCGATGTAATCGAGCACAAGACCCCAGCCGTATTTATTCCCGTCTTTGTCTGTGCAACATTTATTCATCCAGTAATCCCACGCTTTCGGATTTCGATCATACAATTTGTCGAACCTGTGCGGACGCTTTTCCATATGGACACCGAACCCGCACATTTCGCAACCTGTGCGCTGCGCTCCTGTCGTTCTGAGATTGCCGTTCGGATCGCGCTCAATGCGTCCGTAAATCTCAGGGATCGGGACATCCAAGTCGAGCGCAAGCTGAAGCAAATCGTTTCTCAGGAATGGAGCAAACGGAGCTGACCTGATGGTTGTCTTTCCGAAGTAGTTGCAACCGTGTTCCTCGAGAGCCTCCTGTCTGCGCCCTCCCTCTGAAGCCATCAGACCGAGAAACGGCTTGCTGTTGTTTTCTTTTGCCCATATATCACATGGACGCTCTTTCATAATCTCACAGCACTTGCTCGAGACTTTGAACGGAGGGACTTTGTAATTAGTCCCCTCATTCTCGTTCTCATATCCTCCGAACAATTCGAGCCACCGCTTCGGAAGCTGCATCGCGCTATTAGTTGCAAAGTGTCCTTTTTCTCCGCACTCGCCTGTTATGATTGCATGTCTAATGGTAGCGTTGCCCTCTGTCGGTTCCTGAAGCGCCATTATCTTTGTCGCGATTTTCTTACTGATAACAGGAAAGCCCTCTTCTTGCAGAATTTCGTGTTTCGCCTTCAACGGCTTTAACATCGTCACTCCAAGCTGTTTATGGACTCTGATGATTGATTTATCCTCAAGGACCGAGACGCTGACGGCGGGAATATCAATATTCATGCTCCTGATTAAGCATAGAAGCGTGATAGAATCGAGACCTCCTACAGAGACATGGGTGTTAAATCCTAATTGATCGCACCCATATATAAACTCTCTGATTCGTTGCTTTGCTTTGCCGACCTTGACCTCATACGGCAAGGACTGAAGGGCAACCATCTGATTGTGCTTCATCCGCTTGTGCTGTCTGAACTCTTCAAGCGATTTGTCGTATTCCGCCCTTTGCTCATCTGTAAGCTGGCGGTCTTGTTCTCTTGCCATATGTCATCACCTCAGAACGGAATGTCATCTTCCGCTGCGCTGAAGCTGTCGGGCAGTTCTGCCGATGTCAACGGTACGGGGTTAAAGGTTTCCAGCTTCTTCAGTTTCGGTATCTTGTAGCCTCCCGGCTGATTCAACCCTTTCATGATTCGCCCCGTAGAGCAGATATAATTGACATATGGTCTTGTGTATACTGTGCCAGAGCTGCTTTCAGCTTCCTCTTCTCCAACAACAACACCGACCAGCTTGTCTTTCCACTTGTGCGGGCTCGACAGGTCGACCGCCTCGTTGGACTCTTTCAGTGATGTCTGTATGCCTCCGACCTTTGAAAGAAGCCAGTCCGGTGACTTGTCGTTCGGCTCTGCAAACCAGTATGTCAGCCATCTGTCCTTGCCCGAACTCTGATTGTTCCTCATGTAGATTCCCGTATATTCGCCATCTGCAATATCCATCAGAATCAGATGCGCTGGCTCGATGTGCCCGCTCCATTCGCGGTCATCGACCTCTATGATCCTTGCGATGTATCCGCCCGCCGGGAGTACATCGAAGTCAAGTGATTGTTTTGCGTATGATGTATAGTCCTGCATTATTTGTCCTCCTTTGGAAAATCCCATATCAATTCGCTTGGTGCTACAGTTCGTTTTGTGCAGCTATGTGTTAAGTATTTTTTTAAAGCGTATTGACATCTCCCCATCTCGATAAGTGCCCCAGAGTGAGCACCTACTTCTCTATTAAGCAAATAATTTCGATAAGCAATAACAGGGAAATCTACTTCTGAAGTACTCATTCCGTAGCAGAGAATTTCGTAGAACGACAGTATGTCGTCAATATCTACGCCTTGTAAATATGCGAGATACAATGCGCAGTAAACATTAGCAAGGCTAATTTTAGGGACTGTAGACTGTGGCATATTCATAAAGAATATGTCAAGGACCTCTTTGTGTGCATCTGTATAATCCATTATTGATTTAGGTGAAACTGGCGCACGCGAGCCTTTACCGATCATCGTTCGAGCGCACGATATGTATCGAGTGCTTTTATAAACAGATTCGTAATCAGGGCGCATTATTGTTATTTGGTCAGCGTTACTGCGTTTTCTGTTGTTATCATACGTCCCCTCAGCGTCAACGTTCCTGCAGACCCAGCTCCAAATTCCCTTTCCTGCTTTCACGATAGCCTCACAGCGATGAGCTCCATCTCTCAACACTCCATTGGCGTCAATTGATATTGCCACGCCGGTCTGCTCATCCCAATTATCGTTAAGGATGTCATAAGCATAAGAATCTACCGTCTTTGCGCTAATCTTTCTATTGTTGTCATTTGTCTCACGGAGAACAGCAGCCATCTCGGGGTCGACAAATTCATAAGTCATCGTCATATTGTTCTGCATTATTTCTCCTCCTTGTATGGCATTGTCATTCCGTAGTATTCTCTTATCTTCGTGTCGACCATCTTGAGGTCATTCGGGATCTCAAGGTCGAACATGTCTTCAGGTGTCTTCGCTGTGCTCTGTCCGTTGGACTGAGTAAAGAATTTATGATCCTGGCAGTAGATAACGATGTCAAAGCACCCCTCGACAGTCAGCTTCTCATCGAGCATCTTGCCGATCGTCTTGACCTTCTCCCTGCCATCCGTATCCAGTTCGGAGTGATGCAGGAAGTACACGATCTTGTCCTCGTCCTCCAGGTCATTCACGAAATGAATGAGGTCCCGGAACTTCTGTGCCATGCTCGTAAATTTGTCGTAGCCCTTCTCGCATGTCCGGTCGAACAGTTCATTGACCAGCAGATACTGGCTGTCATCTATGACTATCGACCTGGCTTTTGCGTTTCGGATCGTTCTCATGATCCACGCATACTTTGCCGCGTTCAGCTGAGCTGCATCCTTAGCCTGCCCGCCTGCCGGATCCTTCGGGACCTTTGCGACCTTGATGTCCGACCTGAACGGCAGCCTGCCCTTCTCTACGGATATCACTCCGACCTCGTCAGAGTTGAAGTTCTTCAGACTGTATGTCTTACCGCTTCCGCTGCGTCCTATAATCAATACTGGTATTGCCATTTTTTTAGTACCTCCCGTAAAATGATTTCTCCATCATATCGAGTTTGTCGATGATGGCTCTTGCCTTTGCGAGTTCTTTCGCCTTGTAAGCGCGGAACGCATACTCATCGATCTCGCGCTCTGCGTCAAGTCTGTAGTATCCGCTTCCGCTGCCGCTCGGAATGATGCAGTCTCCGCTCCTGTTGGCGTTCTCGATAAGCCTTCTGAACGCCCTGTCGACGAGCGGGTCTGTCGGCCTCTTGACGGGCCATTTCGTTCCGATCCTGTCGAACAGCATTTCCGCTTCACTTTTCGCCTTCGGTGTGGTACCATAATCTTGCTTAGGGATTGGTGCACCGAAAGGTGTGCCTTTTTCATTCTTCAATTTCATCGTCTTCCTCCTCCCAATAGCTGTGGATCTCCTCAGCTCCGCAGTACGGGCACACATCGTAGTAGCCATAATGTCTGTCCTCGAACATCGAGCTGACTCCGCAGTAGTCCTCGTAGCAGTACTCGACGCTGTCAGGCTCACTGAAGATGGATCCGCACATCTCACACTTCCACATTGCGAGTAGCCTCCTGGATGAATGCCTTCTGCAGTCTTGCGTAATCCATCGTCAGCTCCGCGAACGCCTTCTCCAGTCTGTCGATGCGTGCGTCCTTGAGTGCCATCTGCTTGTGTGCGTTCTCAAGCTGTTCCGTAAGGGAGTCTGTTCTGTTCTTGAAATATCCCTCAGAAGTGTTCTCCCAGTTGAATCTGTCATGCTTTCCCATATTTACCTCCTAGTACATCATTGCGGTAGTTACAACCATTCCGAATCCGAGTGCGAAATACAGCAGCCCGATGATTGCCTTCTCGATAATGTTCATCATGTCTATGCCTCCTCTGCGGTTGCTGTGCCTTCTGTCGGTTCGAATATGATCGTGACTTCCGACAGGCCTCCCTCAAAGAACACTTCCTGCGCTCTCTGCGCGTCTTCGAGTGTCGGGAATGTCAGAATTACCGAATAGCTTACTTTTACTTTCCACATTGTTTTTTTCTCCTTTCTAAGCGTTCACGCTTGCTGCGTACTCTCTGATTTTCTTGATAACTTCGTCCTGCTCGCGTCTTGACCACTCGACATCGTTCAGAAGCCTCGTGATCGTCGGCGGGTCCTTCTCAAGTATCTTGCTCAGCTTCGACTGATTGATGCCCGCCTTTACCATCTCGACGCGAACCCTCTCGTTCTTCAGCATTCTTACCTCCTTTCCTCGTTTTCCCAATATGCCGCGCATACTCTCTTGTTAAGATTGACGCTGGTCATTCCGTACTTCATGCACTTGCCCCACTTGACGCGCGGGTCTATGTTGCCGTAAATGTCGACCACTCTGTCGCAGTACGGGCAGTCCTTGCAGTGCAGACATTCGCCGTTCAGCTCATGTTCTTCGACGATGTTCTCCGGTTCTTCAAGTAATTTGTTGTAGGTGATCCAAAATATATCGCCCTCGCGCTCCCACTCAGGGTTGACGCTGGCAAGCTGTTCCATTCTTCTGTTAAACAGCATGACCGCCTCCTGACGGGTTCTGCCCTCGATACATTCCACCTGCGGTATCGTTATGCTTCTCATTTTTCTCCTCCAGTTCCTAAATAAAAAAGGGAGCCTCACATTATGTGAAACTCCCCTTTTGATTATATCCTTCAACTATTCCGATTTTGATTTTATCGGAAAAAATTATGATTTTAGGAATAGTTTCACAATGCCATTATACCACGTTCCCCTAATATTGCAATAGCGTTGACAAACATTTATAAACATTTATTTTATCCCTTTACATATAGGATATAATGGTATCGGAGGTGATTTCTATGGATATTAAATTTGCAAATTACGGACAACAAAGAGAAATTAATGCGACCGACGGAGAACTCGAAATATTCGAATTACTCCGCGATATCTCCAGGCTTGATCTGGAACTGGTGCGAATGTCGGATAATTACGTTACGGCAAAAGCCGGTGTTTGCGACTTCGCCCGGTTCAAATTCACACCCAGAGCGAAATGGATCCTCTTCCCGCTCATGGAATTAGGATCCACGAAGCACCGGATCGGATCGCCTCAGGAGATAAAAGGATTCACTGACCTGATCAGCGGTTCAATCGAAGCTGTTCGTAAATATTTCGAATAACGCAAAAGAAGCCCCGGAACGAATCCGAGGCTTTTCTCTTGCGATCTATGATTATGAAAGGAGGTGCGCTGCTCCTGAGCAGCTGTGTTTGTTCGCGGTGCAAAATGCGCTTGGGTTTCACAAAGGTTGGTTAGTCTGTAAAATATGGGTATGATGCTCTTACTTCATCAAGGGTGTCTGCATAACAGGCTAGGTCTGCAAATCTAAATTCTATACTCATTGTGAACATTGTTGTTCCTCCTTGTGTTAAAAAAATAAGTTAACTATGCCTCTATGATGACGAGCGTTGGTGCGAAAGTGTAATAACTTCCCGACCTGCCCCTTGTGCAAACGGACAGCTTCTGGTTCGCTGTCAGAGATACATTTGACAAGTGGTTGCTCTGACAGTTGTTAGACCAATGTGTTACCTCTTGTGGCTTTGTCTTTTACTCTACCTGTCCGTCAATGTGGTTGAAGCTGTCGAGTCTTATCTCCTGTCCGACCTCGTTGAGTACGAGAGCCGTATGTACTGGCACTTGCGATGTTGCCGCAGATGCAAGTATTGTGTGGTATGCACTCATAGCCTCAAAGAAGCTATTGTATGAGCCGATTGGTGGAATAGCGATAGTTCCGTCTGATGATTTCTGTATCTCGATTACGATGTATTTCATTTTAGTCTCCTTTATGATGAATAAAGCACCCAATATTTGTACTCAATGTTTGCCGCAAAGCCGTAGGAAGTGCCTGCAATGAAGACGGACATTTTTGTTTTTGAGCGAAGCATAACATAACGATCGTTAGCCACCGCTGGATCTGCATCTCTGTAATTGCCAACATTACCGCCAGAAGTTTGGTACGATGTAGCACTTGAACTTGATGATTTATAACGAAACAAATAAACAGACATATTTTCAGCGTCAGTTGTACTTGCGCTAGGATACGTTGGCGTCATATTTGTAGATCGCTTTATACATACATATGACTGGAGGACATATCTCTGTACCAAGCTATAAAAAGACCCCGTGGTGCTGTTATAAGGGCCTTCAGTTGGATAAATCATCACAGCAACGGGATACCCACTTCCCGTATAATTCAGCGTTATATCCATCGCCGCACCAGTCGTAGTGCCTTTAAATGTACCTGTTACCACATTTGATGTGCCGCCGCCACCGCTGTTAGTGCCCTGTGTTCTGACACCTGAAGCAGTGTAAAAGTATTTACCGCTTGCCACGTCAGCAGCTGCTGCAGTCGTGTCGGTTACATCCGTGAACTGAGCCGTGCCGCCTCCTGTTTTCGGAAGCGTGACTGCAGGGACTGCAGAGTAACTCGCTCCCATTAATGTAATATTCTGAGCCATAAGCCACCTCCTTACGAGATGGACAGTATCTTCGTTGTGCTATCCTGTGAGATCGTCGGAAGTGAAAGAGATCCAGCCTGTCCGAGAATGGTCACACCACTTTTGATGTTGCCCGCGATAATCTTCGCCTGTTCGGTATCGCTGATTTTGACGGTACCGCCTGAAGTGTATCCGGCTGGGATCGTGACCGTACCGGCCTTCGTTGAGATCGTGCCGGATGTGGAGCCGTTGTTTGCCATTCCACCCGATACGGAACCACTCGCACCGAACGCTGTCTTGCCTGTCAGTACATGGTCGCTCGTAATGTCTGCGGTCGATGTGTCGTAGAATTTAGCCGTACCGCTTCCCGATTTAGGGATGTCGACTTCTGGTACACTCTGATATGTTACTCCGTTAATAACTACATTCTGAGCCATTGTGCCCTCCTTAACTTACTGTCAGTGTTGATCCGTTCCATGTGATTAGCCCGTAATTGTTTGGAATCGGATTGATAGTTATGTTGCCATTCATATAGAACGCATCTGTGTTGAGGACTTGCTCTGTGTCGCTCGGTGTTACCTCGTATGGTCCCGTATAGGACGGAGGCAGAACGTACTGAGGCACCGTGAGCTGTCCCGTGATTGTTTGTGTCGCACTTAAAAAGCCCGAGAGCTGTCCCGAGCTTTTTAGGTTGCCTATTAATTCGCCATAAACGTGCATTTACTTCACCTCGCCTGTGATCGTCAGTTTTGCACTGATAAAGGTATCTACGCACCCGTCCGGGTGAGTGATCTCGACATCATAGTTGTATGTGCGATAATCGAGCGATGTTTCCGAGCTTGAACAGGTGAATGTCAACGTGTCGTTCGGGATATTTTTCGAAAGTTTGAGCTCATATCCCGGTTCTGTTTTGTAGCCCTTCGAGACTGCGAAGCGTATCTCATCGTCCTGCTCCGGCACATACGGCTCTATCGTCGGTTCGGTCGCCGGCGGTACCGGGTCTACCTCATGAAGCAGCGTGACCGTGAGCGTCAGCGTGTCGCCTCGTGTCAGAAAAATATTGTTGTTTCCGTCAATTTTGAGCATCGTCTGCCCTCCTATTCGCTTTTGAACCATTCGGGTTCTAATTTGCGTTCATCGCACCATGTCTTGAAGATTGATGTCATGTACCAATTACCACCGAGTCCCGCCGGTGGTTTCACAAAGTAACGCTGCCCGAGCGTCAGTATCTCCGTCTGCTCGTCAGGCTTCAGCAGTATCAATAAAAGAAGCTGGGTGCGAAGTCCGTCCTTCTCCAGCTTTTTTAATGTGCTCCTGATTCCCTGCTTGTCATCATGTCTTGAAATGAGGAACTGAAGAAATGCCAGCACCCCGCCTGATGTCATTGCGGAAATTACCGCTATTATTATAGTGTCTCGCATATCCACTCACCTCACTTTGTGTACCGCATCGCTATCAAACACTTGCGAGATAAATCAGTGTACTTACGTGTAACGATGCCCGCTGATGCGTTCGCAGCGTCCGAGATCATGCCGTCGCCGTCATATATCGCCATGTGCTTGTATGTAGCGGATGAGCCCTCTTTGTCGTAGCAGATAAGAACATCGCCCTTCTTGAGCATGGACACAGGAAGCTTCTTGTTTCCGTTCTTGATCAGAGCCCATCCAGAGCCGTTCCTGTCCGTCCACAACTTCAGCGCACTCGCTATCGTGGACGCCCGGAGCATCTTGTTAGCCATATCCGTTGTGACCAGTTTGTGGTCGGCTGACTTGATCGGAACGCCCGCACCGTGGTAGTACGCAGCACCCACGAACCGAATACAGTTGAATCCGTGATACTTCGAACCGCTCGCCACTTTCTTGCAAATCGCACAGTGGTTCGCAGGGCTGTCTGACTTCGTCTGTGCAACGTACTTGAACGTATTGTCCGCAGCTATCTTCTTCGCCCACGCTACCGCCTTGTCAGCTGCGGTCGAGATAGTTACGCTGGGCGATGAACCGAATACCGCCTTGTTGAGATACGTCTGAAACGCACGAACAGTTGCCGGTCCGCAATACCCATCCTGCGAGATCCCGAGGAATTTCTGCAAGGCCCTTGTTGTACCTTTTCCCCAGCTACCATCTTGAGATACTCCGAGACGCTTTTGTAGTGCTTTCACAGTTCCAACTCCGAGGATTGCGTCCTGAGCCACTCCGAGCCACCTCTGCATCACTACGATGCTGTGGTACCCGAAATAAGAATCAACTACGAGCTTTTTATTAGCATCAATACCCGTTGGCTTAAAGTGCGGTCTAAAACAGCCACAGACGTATTTTTCCGTTCTCGTTTTCTGTGCCACGATACCGCCTGACGTATTGCCCTCGATGGTATAGACCTCAAGATCAGACTTGCGCTCCCTTACGAATCCGATATGGTTCGGCACTCCGTTAGGCTCCCAATCGAAATAGATGATATCCATAGGCATAGCCAAATAGATTGGGATCTGTGCGAGGTTATTCCGACACCACTTCATGCTCGTCGGGCAGTATGTCATTTTCGAGCCATTAAAATAGAGCGATGAATCACCGCCCTCATTAGCTACATAGCAGACAAATGCGTTACACCACGCTGCACCGTTCGGCAGACCGCAGAACCGTCTGAATACCGCTCCGCCCTGCCCGAGGTGTTTCTGCGCTATCTTGAGTAATTCGAAATTATTCTTGCCCATAGTCGTTCGCCTCGCTTTCAGGGATGCCAATTTCATCCACATAGCTATCCGCTGGTTCCGGTGCCGACATATAAATATGCTCTGCGTACTCCACTTCCGGCAGGCCTGTGGCGATGCTGGTCAGCACCGATAGGATGCCAGATAATGCAGAGGCTGACAGTACCATCGTCCAGTTGACATCCGACATGACCGCTGATGTTCCGATCATGGCGATTGCCGTTTGACATATAGTTCTTAACGCTCTGATTGAAGTCGCTTTCCAAAACTGATTATTCATTAATTATCCTTTCTGCCCGATGCCACAACACAGCACGTCAGTACCATGCCGAGGAACGAACCGACGATAAAACTTATGATATAGAGCATTGTTGCTCCTTTCTATTTGAT